GTGTGAAGTTGTCGTGAGCGTGTGCCTTGGCCTGCCTGTGCACCCTGTACCAATTGGTGGTATGACGGCAGGTTAATAACGGCGAATGAAAGCGTGTTGCGGCCCTTGGGGATCGTTCGGGTCGTAGTAGAAATCATACTGATCATTGCTCCATGAATAGTGAAGTCCGTCTACGACGCGAGCGGGGCCTTTGTTTGGTTGTCAAACTAAGGCTGCGACGGTACCTATCCCACTAAGGATAGGATTGATCCAGCCTTTGTTCTTATCGTACCAGCGCGCGACGTGCGCTCCCCCGGAGTATATCCTCCGCGCAACGTCGGCGATGGCTTTCCAGTGCATTGGGTTCTCCATGCACATGGGCAAGTAAGCGAGGGCGAGGTGCACCTTGGACAATGCTTGTGGGTCAGGTGCGCTGTGGTACATCGGGCGAGTTTGGTCGGTAGTTAGGGCTTCGAAGACCCATCTGGCCCTAAGCTGTAGTAGACCAGGTTCGGAGTAGGTGGCGACTCGGTACCAAGAGCTGATTGAGGGGAGTCCATAGCAGAGCACGGTATCCTCTCCTGGCACTCGAAAGTCCATGTGTTCAATAGCTGTCGGCTTCCACCAGTTCCAAGCCCCCATCTTGAGAGCTCCCATGTAGTTTCCAGAGTTGGCGTTAGCGCAGGGATCATAGCCAACCAATCCGTCTGTATAAACGGAGTCCCCTCCGGTGAAGAAGACGGAAGCCACCGTACCTCCGTTGTTGATGTCGGATCCAGTGAACTTGGTCCAGACGTTAATTGAGTCGCAGGCATACTCGTTCGCGAAACGAACGGCAGTGTCGTAGCTTTCAAACTTATATGGTGCCATGCGGCCCATGTAGGACAAGGAGGGCTGGGTATGGGAGATTTGGACAGTTGAGACTGGGAAGGAGACGCCGTTGGAGTTGACACGGATTCGATATCCGATGGGTTTGTTGGGCAAACAGCATCCATAGCGTCCCCCAAGAGTAGCGACTCCGCCAGTGAAAGTGATAGTTTGGGAGAAGGAGGTCGATCCGGCTGGGGATGCTTGAGAGAGGACCTCGGCTGTGGTTCCGGTGGCAGATACGAGCTGGTAGCCGATGAGTGTTCCGGTGGGGATGGCGGTCGGGGTTGTGACGACGAAGGTGACGACGATATCAGTGGCGGCATTTCCGTGGTCGAATGGAATTCCGTAGGCGTAATTACCGTCCACGTCTTTGAAGCGGACGGCCGGCCTCGGCGTCGAGTTCGTTTCGTCGGAGTACTTGAACGTCCCTTTGTAGTTGCGCCAGCTGTTGCTGAGCACAAGTCCTCGATCGGTGTCGAATGGGTCAACTGTGGCGATATTGACAAGGGGCAACCCATGCAACGAGTCGAGGAGGGCAACGGTGCTACTGAGCGTAACGGCTGAGCCCAGCAGTTTATTGTCCCAGTAGAAAAAGGGGATTGACAGGGATGGGTGTGCAACGTATCCGGCCAGGCCGTTTCTTGGGTCAGAGGGCTCGCCAACTGCGTTCTGGTAGGGCAAGGTGAAGTTGACAAGTGGGTCCCACATTGTGACGTCGACAGGTGTGGCTCTTGGATAGGGTTGCAGAGGGTTCTTGGCGAAATTGTTGGCGAGCTGGTATCCCCACGCTCGTGCTTGTTCGGCGGGTCTTGGCTCGTTTCGCTGTGGAGATTGCTCAGAGTTGCTAAACACGATGCGCTCGAGCTCGTCGCGGTAGGCTCCGGCTCGGAGGGGCGGGTTGCGTCGCCGGCCAGCCCGTCTCTGACGATTCTTAGCACGGATCGACGGTTTAGATTTCGGCTTGAGCGACGGGGTCTGTCGACGCTTTCGCCCGGCCTGGACCGGCGGTCGAACGATGACTTCAGTGGACATTTAGCGTTGGGGCCTGACGTTTTCGTAGTATTAAATACGAGCCCGTGCAAAGCGTCCTTGGAGCTAGCGGGTGGCACGGTGACACAAGCGCCTCGGGACGCGGCCCACAGGTTCCAAGCCGTGTGGGCGAAAGACAACGCATAAGCTCCAACAGGGCCGATGCCTAGAGCGGGGTACATCAAGTGGTACTGGGGAACATACACGGCAGCGGGGTGTTTGTTGCCTAGCAGCGTGTGACAGACACGTTCGAGGGCCCAAATGGCGCATCCGGCTTGAGGTGCCGCGGCTTTGAGGGCGTCTTCGATGTAAGCATAGCTCCAGACCTCGGCGATGTTGAGAGCAGCGCGCTCAGGATCTGAGCAGGAAGGGCAATCACAGGTCGGCTCAGGCGGAGCGAACAGTCGGCGTATCCAGTGTGGTAAGCAGGCGCTGTATGGGTTGGGCCCGTCAACTTGGCGTCGGTGGTCAACCCAGTCTTTGTACAGCTCATCAGCGCGAGTAGTTCTCGGTTGATTGCGATGAAGCTGCAGCGGTCGGGTTGGGCTTCGTGATGGAGGGTCGCCGATAGGCGGTGCGTCGGCTGCGTTGAACAGAAGCATGATGGGCTCGTCGATATTCACGGGCAGGCGACGCACGCGCTGGAGGCGGACAATTGCGGCTTCAACAGCGGGTCGATCCAGGCCATAGATGTGATAGTAAGCATCCCAGATCTCAGGGCTTTGCTCGGCTATTCGCGTGCGGGTGGCCTTGTGTTCCTCGCGCTTAATTTGCAGTTTGGTGACACCACTGGTCAGGCGCAACACAGTTAGCATGACCTCACGTGCGTAGGGCAAGTGGTTGACGTGCGGCAAAGTTGCTTCAGCGATAGCTCGTGCGTAGCGGTTTGGGTTTCGTGAACAAGTGGCGCGGTCGACTGCGAAAAACAGTTTCGGGAGCAGTTTGCCTGGTTTGGGCCCGAAAGCATGACCATATTCGTTGTTAGCCGGCCACCAGCGTGCACTGCAGAATTCCATGTCATAAGAGTGGTAATTAATGTTGATGGTGGCTTCAAACCCAGCAGCCCAATAGGCAAGTGAGAAACGAGCAGCCAATCGTTCGGCGTCCTCAGCAAGGCACACCACGGCGCCGTCGTCTCCAGCGACGAGAGCGAAGAATCGAATCTCGTCTCGGAAAATATGGCTAATGGCTGCTAGTTCGGGCTTGTTGGCTAGGAATTCTTCAAGGTGTGCGGGGCAGAAGCCGCCACCGGAGAATTCCATGAGGCCGCCGCACATGGTTGAGTTGCCGCAGGTGGTGGTGGCTTGCCCGCTACCGACAGTGTCGTCGACTTCGTATTTAATACCGTCGCGTGTGTGTCCGTGAGTGACGTGATTGGCTTCGAGGAGGCGCAGCGCTTTATCGGAGCACCCGCATTTAGCGAAAACCGTGTTGGCGAAGTCGTTGGCTGGGCCACGGACTGAGGCGTCAAGCCGTTTGCAGTCAAGATCTATGTATGCAAAAGGACCCTCGAGAATCATTTTGGCGCGGTGCAGCCACAGGTCGTGCGCCTCGGCGTTCATGCCCGGTGCGTATTGAACGCGGCGTCCTGGGGTTCCGTCGCACTCTCGCTGGCCCATGGCTTTCGAAAATGCATGAGCCCACGGGCCGATGATAAGTGTGTTAACTGGATCGCACGCTTGGATCGCACGCGGGGCGAAGGGCTCAATGATGGGGGCCCCGGTTGCATCGACGCCGGTGGTCCTCTTGATAACACATTCTCGCTTTACGAACATGCTGTGGGCGACGGTGCGATGAAAGTTCAAAATGTCAGCAAGGTAAGGCATAGCGGCAATAAGACGCTTGCGCTTACCAGGAGGAAATCGAGCCAACCAGTCCTTGATCGGGGTGGGTTGGACATCAGGTAGGTTAGGCCATTCACCGAGTGTCTTGTCGACCAGGTCCCAAAATCCATCAACTGGGTCGTTGCGGTCACGCAGAGCACGCCATAAGAGAGCATGAAGGGCGCTATGGTGACACACGTTGACAAGAACTGGTTCAACCTGCTTGAAACCGATGCCGGTTGGTATGGGCCCGACACTCCTGCGGCAAGGATCGCTAGGGCTGATCTGTCGCAGGTTGAGCTTGGCGTTCGGGCGCATAATTTCCTCGTAGTCGACCCCATCGTATATCCGATCGCTGTTACCCGGGGGGCCAGGACACCACGTTTCGTACACCGGTGGGTAGTAGTTGTAGGTGGGGTCGAATTGCGGGACAGCGCGGCGAAAAACACGGCCTAAAGCCTGCCAGACGGAGGCGTCTGGGATGAACTGCACCTCTCCGCTTATTTGTGCCAGGCGGGATGTGCGGGTGGGGGCAGCGCGCACGATGGACATGACAGCATTGCCTGCCCTCCGATACCAGGGCGTGGGTGGTCGGAAGTAATTGATGGCACGCTGCAGAAGTGAGGGCGGTGGTGTTGGTCGGCGAACCGCGGCGACCATTCCGCCAATGTCGGGTGCGGCCGGTAGCGCGGGAATATTGATGTGAATGCCACGCATCTTGCCAACCATGTACGCGCCCGTGGCCGCTGTGGCAGCACAAACAGCAAGTGCGCAGTATGGGTGCCGCTGGATGAATTCATGCGTGTCGCGGACACGGTCCATGGTCCAGAGGACCCACCCGAGTGTCCAAGGTTGTGCGAGAGCGTCACGCTGCCGCTCAGCCTCTCGAGCAGCGCGCTGGGTATGTTGCAGGGCGGCAATTTCGCTTTTGAGGCCCTTGGTCATGCCGAGCGCAACCGCTAGGGGTAGGGATGCCGCTACTTCAGCTCGTGTGAAGTTTGTTTTCGGGTAAAGTGTGCGCGCATAGTCGGTCATTGTGACGCTGAGTTCGGCGTTGCGGCTGCGGTTAACACAGCGGGCTGCGATGGCATCGATGATATCTTTAGGAACCAGAGCTTTGCGATCATCAATAGTGAACTGGAAGTAACGGCCTGTGCTGTAACACCGGATGCTTTCAAGAGACGCGACGCCTGTGTGGTTGACAAAGGGCTGAACGCCTTGGCCCAAAAGCCCGCGCATATCAACGTCGCCGTAATAAGTGTCACTGTATTCGATGTTAGGTGCCGCATCACGATGTGGGACAGTTGGGTCAACGGCATAAAACCGCAGCACTTCTATGCCTTGATACATGCTGATGGGTTGCCAAGCAATGGTGCCGTTGGCTGTGTGCATATGGCCTTTACGGAGCCAATCGCAGGCCGAGTGAAAATAACTGTCAGTACGCGATTCATGCCAACACTCGACGTTCGAGCCGTTGCGTATCCAGCGCGACTCCGGTGGTGAGTTCTCAATTTTATAATGTGATCCGCGCGTCCCGTCGAACGTTTGATGGGCACTGAGAACAATGGGCGCATCGACGAGGAGGCCGTCTTGGAAGTTCCTAACGGGGACAGAGTGACACAGGGCTGCGATGTCGCTTGGCTCGAGATAATAGATGACATCGGTCATGGTGTATACATCCGCATGTTGGCAGCGGTCACACATGTCGGGCAACTTGCACTTGCAGACGCGCTCTTTGTCCTCGTCCTTGAAAGAAGCTCGTCGCATGGCGTCCCGATCATCGATGATTGGCGTGGTGACGTGAACATAGGGTAGGTCGCGTGTGTACCTGGGTTTGCCTCCGATGTCGACCACCTTAAAGTCGGGGTCATCGGTTCGCTTGGCGTTGTACGTGCCGTAGGCCAACTGGAACTGCACAAGGCCATTGCGAACTGCTGCCGCACAGCGATGCGTATGATGGCAGGCGGGGAGGTCGGTGAGAATTTGGAAGCCAGGAAGATGGTTTTGCACGCATTCGACCTCCTCGTCGCTGGCGTTGCGTGCCATATGGATGGGACGCAGTCGGAATTGGTTAATGCGCGGTGCTCGGTCGTCGTTGGGATGTTGCCCAG